GGAGGCGGTAGTTTAGAGACTGCATTAACTTTAAATCAAGGAACCTCTTATACAGTAACCGTAGGTGCTGGAGGCGCAAGTCGCACTACTGGTTTTGTAGGTAATAATGGTAATGATTCAGTATTTTCTACTGTTACTTCTACTGGTGGTGGTGGCGGTGCTGGTGGTAGTTCAGGAAATACATTTGCTGGACAAGTTGGTGGCTCTGGCGGCGGTGGTGAAGGTGGGTCCTCACCATATAACGCTGGTGGCGCAGGAACTGCTAATCAAGGTTACGCAGGTGGTAATTCTATTGGTGGAACTGGTGGCGGTACTGGTGGCGGTGGTGGTGCTGGTGAAGCAGGTAATACTGATGGTGGCTCAGAAGGTGGAGATGGTGTAGCAGTATCTATTACTGGCTCTTCAGTTACTTACGCAGGCGGTGGCGGCGGTGCAAACTACGATGCAGTATATGTAGGCGGTACTGGCGGTGGTGGAAATGGTTCCCATTACACAGTAAGTGCCGCAACAAACGGAACTGTAAACACAGGTGGAGGTGGAGGTGGAGGTGGTAATAATACTTCTCCCAATACTAAAACAAGTGGCGCAGGTGGTAGCGGTATAGTAATCCTTAAATACTTAACTTCTCAAGGCACAATTACAATAGGTGCTGGATTAACTGGTTCAACAGCCACTGATGGTTCATACAAAGTTACAACATTAACTGCTGGTACTGGCAACGTAAGTTGGGCTTAAATATTATTTTAATCAATTTTTAATTAAGGAGCACTGTGGCTGGTCGTGATATAACCGAAGGTCGTTCTAGTAGAGCAATTGCGGTTGACTTAGGTATTGTATCTTCATCTGCAGTATGGCAAAATACTGCTGAAGCATACGATGTAGCAATTGGTGGCTTGCCATTCTTCTTTGCTATATCAGATAGTAAACCATACTTAAGACAGACTGCACCGTTCCGTAAAGACCAATTTGATAATGGTTCAGAACCAGGTGAGCAATCACTTGCTGGTTGGTGGCTTCGTTCTCAGTCATCATTTCATAGTGGTACTGGCATTAAGTTCTACGACCCATCTGCTGGTGAAACTGTAGCACATAGGTTTACCGATAGTAAAGGTGTTAATGTTTGGACTAAGGGTGAGGCAACTCTACTTAAATCTACAGCATCAGCCCATTATACAACTGGTGACATTGAGGCCAATAAAAAACCATTTCAACAAATGCGCTCTATTCAATGGAGTAATACCAATGGTGTATTGTTACATGATGAGTATGATGTTGATAAAATTGCAATAGATGGAACAGAGACTCACTTCATAGACAATGCAGCAGGTACTGACTACCCTGTATTTGCTATCTGTGATGATGGTATTAATGCTTATTGGGTTACACGTATTCTAGATTCAGGTGTAGATAAATCTGCTGTATATAAGAAACCTTTAGTTGGAGACGCATCCACTTCAGCCACCTTACTATTTAGTAGCAGTTCTATTGTAGTATCTAAGGGTACAATGGAGTATATTAAAGACCGTATTGTTATGGCTATTAATAATAAGATATTTGAATTTGCTCCTTCCGCATCAGCATTACCAACAGCACTATACACTCATGCTGATACAGATGTAGTTTTTACATCTATCACAGCATCTGGCCCCGCTATATATATTGCTGGCTATAGTGGCATCCAATCATTTATTTATAAGTTTACCCTTAATACATCAGGTGTAATGCCTACCCTTACTACAGCAATTACTGCAGCAGAAATGCCAGTAGGTGAAATCATCCACAAGATTTATTACTATTTAGGTTATATGATGATAGGGACGAACAAGGGAATCCGTGCAGCAGTTGTCTCAGACCAAGACGGCTCCATCCAATATGGTCCACTAATTGTGGAAACAACACAGCCTTGCTATGACTTTGCTGCACGTGACAGATTTATCTGGTGTGCAACTGGTGTAGATGGAGCGCCAGGTGTTATCCGTATTGATTTAAGTAATGAGATTGAAACCTTACGCTTCGCTTATGCTAATGACCTATATGTATCTACTATATCTGGATATAAAACTACGGCCTGTGCATTTGCTGGTGATACTAATAGACTTGTATTTTGTACTACAGCCAATAATGCTGGCACAATTACTAACAAAGCAAAAACATCTAGTGTCGCTACGCTTACTACCTCTGCAGTACACGGCTTAGCCGTTGGTGATTCTATTTGGGTAGAGGGTGTTGCTGCTGTATCTAGTTCTGTATTCAACGGAAAATACACAGTTGCTAGTGTTCCATCTACTACTACATTTACCTACTCTGTAACAGGTGCTGATGTTGCATCAACTGCGGTATCATCTGCCACAGCATTGGTTAATAAAACTGGAACAATTAATATTGAAGCAGAATCTACATTACGTGAAGATGGATATATTACTACAGGCTACATTCGCTATGGAACTTTAGAACCAAAGAACTTTAAACGCTTACTTGGTCGTGGAGACTTTACCTATGGTTCACTCACTCTTGAAACTGTAGATAAAAACAATACAGAGTATGACCATATTGCGTATACTGTTAATGTTCCTCCTGTAGAAGTAACTACATCTCAGCCTGAAACAGCGCAAGAGTATGTAGCATTTAAGTTTTTATTCGCAAGAGATACTACTGATACAACTAAGGGTCCAGTATTTAAAGGATATCAATCTAAGGCTACTATTGCTACACCTCGCCAACAGGTTATGAGATTCCCATTATACTGCTTTGATGTTGAAACAGATAAGTACAATGTACAAACTGGATATGAAGGCAGAGCCTTTGCTAGAATTCAAGCGTTGGAAAATATAGAGGAGGATGGTGACGTCGTCACTATGCAAGACTTTACAACAGGAGAACAGCGTCAAGTTGTTATAGAACAATTGGCGTTTACAAGAGCAACTCCACCAGACAGAGGATTCTCTGGCTTCGGTGGCATTATCGAAATCACTATCAGAACGGTATAATACTATGACGCCTAACGACTGGGCTGCACTTGCTGTGGCTGCAACTACTTTAATGGGAACACTAGCATTGGGAGTAAGACACTTAGTTAAACACTACTTGTCAGAACTTCGCCCAAACGGTGGCTCAAGTGTAAAGGACCAGGTCAATAGGCTAGAAGAAAAAGTAGAATTCTTAACCGAGTTTGTATTACAAGCACTTAAGAAATGAAGACCGATAACTTTCCTAAATGGTTTTATGACAATGCTACAGTCGCTGATTTCGAATCAGGGTTAGCAGAGTTTAAAGGTAAAAAGAATCTTAAGTTCCTACAGATAGGTGTCTTCACTGGCAACGCATCTGCTTGGTTACTAGAGAATATACTTACTGACCCATCATCATTACTGGTAGATATAGACCCTTGGTGTGGTAACCTACCTCATGAGTCAGTATATGACTGGGATGATATACAAGAAGCCTATAAAGAACAGATAGCACCATACGGTAAAAAGGTGCAACCGCATAAAGCATTCAGTGGCGACTGGTTAAAAGAACACCGTGAACTTAAGTATGATTTTATTTATATTGATGGAGACCATCTACCCGAATCAGTAACATTAGATGCTGACTTATCTTGGGACTTACTAAAGTCTGGTGGAGTTATGGCATTTGATGATTATGAATGGGACCATCCAGATGGCACAGATAAGAATCCTAAACCAGCAATAGATGTTTGGTTAAATAAACATAAAGATGAATTTGAATTAATCCGTAAGGGATGGCAAGTATGGATAAGAAAGAAGTGAGTAATGAAAACTGTTGTCAAGAGAGCCACGCCTGCTGCAATTGCTGTACTGCGCCAAGCGACGGCATTAAGACCGAAGCGCAAGAAAGCCAGCGATGGTCTGCTACCATCTGCTGCTCACCTAACACAGAGTCCTAACTCAGACCACAATACTGGGTATGCAGTAGACTTAACTCATGACCCAGACAATGACATTAATTGTCATGAGGTATACGCACATCTTAAGTCTGATAAGCGTGTCAAGTATTTAATTTTTAAAGGTAAAATTTGGTCAGCCGAAAAGGGTGACAGAGAATATACTGGCAGTAATAAACATAATAAACATATACATATTTCCATTAAAGATAACTGTGGTAATGATACATCACCTTGGTTTCCTTGGATGGGAAGTGCAACAACACTCAACAAGGTAAAGGCATCAGTCAAGCCGTTGCCAAAGAAGGAGAACAAATGAAAGACTTAATCGCTAAGTTAAAAGACCCTAAGACAAAGGCTGCTTTTAAATCATATGTACGTGCAGTACTAGCATCAGCAATCACAATGGGACTAGCACTTGCTGCTGACCTTGCCCCTGAACAGGCAATCCTGATAGGTGCATTGGCTGCTCCATTGGCTAAATGGGCTGATAAGACTGAAAAAGAGTACGGCATAGGAGCCGAATAGATACCCCTAATTAGCCTTTAAAGGCCCATTAGAGACACTAATACCCCCCGACCTGGTAGAGATACTGGGAAGGGGGGTCTTTTGTCGTTCTATCTCTAGGTTATATATCTCTATATAGTATATATATTATAGACCCCAGAGGGGTCTTATATATTATATATACAATTATACACTTAGTAATTATTATAGTAGGAACGACTGACTATAACTACGTACCCACAGTAACCTGTGGATAGATGTAAGATATATCCCATGACTATACAACTAGGTGAATACACCTTACCAGAACATATATCTTACTCTGCGTTTACTACTTACATCGACTGTGGTTATCAGTACTACTTAGGTCGACTACTTAACTTACCTGAACAACCATCCGTTTGGTCGGTAGGTGGGTCATCATTCCATACCGCAACCGAGATGTGGGACTTGGAGAATCTATGATTAATATTGTTAATGAGAAAGACCAAGCCACTACTATAACGTGGGAAACTTACAATGAGATTATGCGTGAGCGTTATCTAAATGGATTACAAGAAACCTGGGCTGTTGCCGTTGGTTCTATTGATTCTCTTATAGATAAGACTATTGATGAAACTGAATTGATTGGATTACTCAGTGCTAAATTAGTACTTAAGGAGGCACTACGTGAGCACCGCTCAAAGTTTATGGGATAAGGCTTGGACTAAAGAAGCAGAAGGCGTTGACTTAACCTTTGCTCGTGTTGGTGGTAGAACATCTAAAGCATTTCCTAATAGGGAGAATGTAGATTTCTGGCAGCACACAGGACCTGAATGGGTTCAGGCATATATTGATTGGCGGAAAGCCAATACCGATTGGAAGATTTGGCACACTCCTGAAGGCGCACCCGCCGTAGAGTTGGGGTTAACTCCAGTCTTTGCTGACGTACCAGTGAAGATGGTTCTCGATAGAGTGTTTGAAGTCAATGGTGAGTTAGTCGTGGTTGACCTCAAGACTTCACAACAAACCCCAACTAGTACCTTACAACTTGGATTCTATAAGTTAGGACTTAAACAAGTCTTAGGTATAGATGTTAAGTATGGTGCATACTGGATGGCAAGACAAGAGGGTACATCTGCTATGGTAGACCTTAGTGATTACACTGAAGAGAAACTTGAGTACCTAGTACGTGCCTTTGATAAAGCACGTAAGGCTGGTATATTTATTCCTAATACAAATAACTGCAATCGTTGTGGGTTAACAGAGTACTGTCAATTCACTTCGAAGAAATGAGGTAACAATGGCAAATGAAGACTGGAAACTACAGGTTTCCTATAAGACACCATCAGGTGATATGATAAACGTACGTGCTAATACTGCTGATGAACTATCAGTATTGTTAGAGGGCGTAGGAGATTACTCTCCACAAATTGCTGCAACACAACAGAAGGTTGTAGGTGCTTATAACCTCAGCCCTTTATCGACATCGAGTTCCACTACAAACACAAAGCCCTCGAGTTACTCCGCACCAACCCCAGTGTCGCCAGCATCAGGTACAGCAGCGCCAGTGTGCAAGCACGGAGGCCGTATATGGAGAGAGGGAATAAGTAAGGCAAGTGGAAAACCTTATGCCTTTTGGTCTTGTCCTTCACCTCAAGGAACACCTGACCAATGCAAACCAGTAAACTAAAAGACTGGCATAAATCTTTTTTCGGAACTAGAAAGGAACCTGGATGCGTACACTTATCCGCTCAGTTGGTCGTGCCAGTATTGGTGGGGAACCATTACCATCTTGCTTTAAAGCATTCGAGTCGAACAAGATTATCATCCGTCGCTCCGAAGTTTCTATGTTCGCTGCAGCACCAGGAGTTGGAAAATCCACACTTGCATTAGCACTAGCATTAAAGATGAAGGTGCCTACACTTTACATCTCTGCTGATACTAATGCACATACAATGGCTATGCGATTAGCCTCTATGATTTCTGGAAAGAATCAAACAGATGTAGAAGGAATGTTGCAATCTGATATAGGTTGGACTAAGGCTACTCTATCAAAGAGTAATCACATAGTCTGGTCATTTGAATCAGCACCAACACTACAAGACATCGATGAAGAGGTTCAATCTTTTGAAGAACTGTGGGGTTGTTCTCCCACACTTATCATAGTTGATAACTTAATGGATGTAGCCACAGATGGTGGCGAGGAGTTCGCCTCTATGAGGGCGATAATGAAGGAGTTAAAATATCTTGCTCGTGCTACTAATTCGGCTGTTGTCGTTCTTCATCATACTAGTGAGGCTGTTCTTGGGACACCGTGTCAGCCACGCTCTGCTATCCAGGGTAAAGTGGCACAACTTCCAGCGCTTATATGTACACTTGGTGTTGTCGGAACTTCAATGGGTGTTGCTCCCGTCAAGAATAGATACGGAAGGGCGGATGCAGGAGGAGCATTAATGACTTGGATTGCATTTAATCCTGAGTATATGTTCGTCGATGATATCCCAGAGAACCACTGATGCAAAAAGATATTAATAATTATACTATAACTATAAGCAGGAATACTCTGGATTGCTGGGGTATAGGAATGGAGTACTATGGATTACTGGAATTTTATAATGCTGATGTTCCATCAGTTGTCGCTAGAGTTATTAGGTTTGATTTCATTTTTTTCTTTATTAATTTAACTAAGTTTCCTAAGGTAAAATGGCGTGATAATAACCCTAAGTAAAGATGAAGTGAGAGTCTGCACTATGCTTGCAGTAGAAAGA